CATTTTAAATAGAGTAACAAGCATGAACGAAGCAACAGAACAGATTAATCTAAAGATTAACAAAAGAGATTTAAAGTTTATAGATGCGAAAGCTGAGAGATATGGAATAAGTCGCTCATCTTTGCTGAAGATATTTGCATTAAACGGAGAGTTATCCGTAGCAAATTTAAATAGGGATAAATTAAGACTACCAGTTACCTAGTTTTCGGGGGGATTTCTCACCATGAGTACATCGTGGACACTATACTGCCCCCATAGTTTATGAAGGTATAGTGTAAGTTAAGACTGCGTTGATGTGGGTATGTACAATCAACAGGCGAGGGTTATAATATTCCCTTTTTGGCAAGTTTACCTGTACTTGTGCCACAGAACAGGTATCTAATCGTACTTTCTAGCCCTTTTTATTCTCTCATTGTATGATGGGGCTTGGCTATTAGGTATAAATCTATCTAGTTTATCTAAATATTCATCATACCAACGACCTCTCAACATTCCTGGGATTATAGTATCGGAATCTTCTGAACCTCTAAAGCGTTCATACCATTTAGCAAACACATCTGATTGCTCAGAAATACTTCCATCATCAAATGCATTTTGGATTTTCTTTTGATTACCTTGACCTATTACATGAGGTGGATTCTCATCATATATGTTAGAGTAAACAAATTTAGTCTGGGAATCCATGCCATCTTCTTGTTTAGTATCTTTTAAATAATCAAGATAAGATGTTAGGTGTCCACCAGTAAATTGGAATAATCCATAACCTTTATTCTCATTAGTAGTATCTTCTATTTGTTGCCAACTAAAACTACCACCAGTTTCTACATCTATGTTACCTAGTAAAGCAGGGATTTCATCTGGCTCAAACCCTGCCCTAAGTAAAGACTCTTCTACTGCTTTAAGTAGTGGGTTATTTTCAAAAATACTCCCATCATCATTTGTCATCATGCCCATATTACTAGCCAAACAACTGTTTGATATCAGCAGAAATACCCAAATCTTCATACTGTTCTTTATCTTCTTCTTTAATTTTTTCATAGTCTTGTTCAGATGGATTCCATACTAGAGTAGGTTCTTTAACCCATGCTGGCTTATTACCATACATTTCCATAGCTTTATCATACCCTTCTTGAGTTTTCCAGAAGTCATCTTTTGTATCAACACTACTTGTACCGCCCTCATCTTGAGTCATACCCATAGACCTAGGCGTAGTTTCGTCTTTCATTGGTGTTGCTCTATCTTGCTTTCCTGTACTTCCTTCTCTCATTTTAGCAGACTCGGAATCTTTTCTAGCATTAATGTCCATGTTATAAACATCGTCTTGCATTTTTTGGTCAAGTGCATCTTCAAGTGCTTGACCTTCAAGATTTGAGTCATCACCCATTACTGGTACTTCTAATGGTTGCGCATCTTTATCGTATTTATTTCCATAAGCAGCTTGAAATTCTGGTGACATTACAAAATCTACACGACTCATACCTACTGCTTCTGCTGCATCACCAATAACTCCTTTGTCTTTATAAGAATCATAATCGCCTAAACTTTTCATAACTAAACTTTCAATAGCTTCTTCCATAGACATTGTTGTTGACTCATCAACCATTTCATCATCATCCATAAGTTCACCATCTGGCATTTCATGTTTACCTGCTGGAATTAAACTACCTTCAGCATCTCTATTGCCTTGTAATCCACGAGTATATTTCATTCCTTCTTCTACAGTTGGCATAGAAGCCTTTTTCTGGTCAGCTTTAGCTTGTTCAATATCTGCTTTAGCCCTTGCTATTTCAGCTTTAATCTGTGCTTCAGCTTCTTGTAATTCATTTAACTTTAATTCATTGGGGTTCATTGTCCTCTCCTATTATTTTGAAACATCAACTCTTTCTTTGCGAGGGTATATTGGAAATCCAAATACTCCTAGCATTGTATTTCTTACTGCTTTACCAACACTTATTTTATAAGCGTAATCATCATCTAGTTTACTTCTTGCAAGACTAGATAATGGACTCATCATAATTGGAGTTACTTTCGATACCCCCCAAAATGCTAAATCTACTGGGTCATCTCTTTCAAGTGTTGGGCCTGTTGGGCTCCCACTTTTTAAAGATAAATATTCTTTGCCCATAAATAATTCCATTATAGTCTTAGGTAAAACAGAGCCTTTACTTAATAATGTATGAAATGGATTTGTTATAAAATGCATAGGTTCTGCAAACTGTTTAGATATAACTATCTCTTCACCGCCACCAATTGCTAACCTGCCAGTTTTCCAAAAGTCTGTCAAATCAAATTTATTGTCATTAGTACTCATTATTTTATGCATTACAAAAGCAAAAAATGAAGTTGCTATCATGCCCCTTACTGTGTAACCTACATACGCATTTATTTCAGCAGCTTCTTTTGGTGTTAATTTTTGGTTTTTAAATACTTTTTCTAATCCTTTAGTACCCATGCCAACACCTCTAAATGCAATTCTTAAATTTGATAATGTCCAGTCTGGAGAGAACAAAAATAAATTACCCCATTTAACTTTAGTAGGAGTTAAAGCAGCAGCAGCTAATGATGCTATCGGGCCCATTGGATTATCAGCATTTTTAATTGCTATTTCCATCCATTCATTTGCCAGTCTTGTCATGTTTTGACCACCAAAAGCATCGTCAGTAAAAGCAGCAGCAACAACTCTTGCATCTTTTTCACCCATGCCTGTCCAGCCACCATCTTCCATAATAAATTTTATCCTACCTATGCCCCTAGGATTTGCTGACATCATTCTTTCTTTCATTAACATATAAGTAAATATTTTAGAATAATCATGTAGCATATCCCAAGTACCTTTATCAATAAAATCTTGTATTTTATCAATTGGTTTTAATATTGGTTGTTTTTCAAGGATTTTTTTAAAACTTCTATAGCCCGGCAACAATGCTTCGTTAGTTCTAAATTGTCCAATTGACATTTTACTTGCAGCTAATTCATTCATTAAATCTTTATGCAAATAATCACCCATCATTTGTATGGGTTTTCCATCGGCATCTTTTACAAGAACACCATTAGAGCCTCTTTGATATACAGGCTTACCACTAGCATCTGTCATAGGCGTATCTGGACTCCATTGAGCCTTCATCATTTGCCTAATTTTTCTCATCTTTGCTATGCCTTGACCATTTGGATTTAACAAATGAGAATAAGCACCTGAATAAATACCAGACATAACTAATGCTTGAGCATGAAAATATGATTGTGCAATATTCATTCTTTTAAGAGTATTAACCATTAATAAAATTTTATCGCCTAATCCTAACCCACCTTTATTTACAGCAAAAAATTGGTCTATTGCTTGTGCAACATTAGGATGTACTAATAATCCTTCTAAAGCTGGATGATTCATTGTTACATAATCTAATTCTTTTCTTGCTATTTTTGCTACTGCTTCACCTTGATTAATTATTAATCCAACTCTATGTTTACCATGTTGAATTCTTGCATCTTTTACATTCTTTATAATCATTCTACCTGTGATAGCTTTAGTCATAGAGCGAGCATAAGCATCTAGTATTATAAATATATCATCTTCAATTTGATATCCTGCTTTTTTTAATTCAGCAATAGTTGCTTGGTGTCCACGCATATTGTTGAAAGGAGTATTTTTATCTAATCCTTTTTTCATTCTTGCTGCAATTTCTATTATATCTTCTGGTTTGCTTTTCAATTGCTTCTTAACAAGGTGCGTAACATAATCAAGTATTTGTTGTTCGTCTAATAATACTCCAGCATCAGTTGCCATTTCTTTAAACAAAGCCATAGTGCTTCTATAAACATTCATAGCCTCACCTATCTCTGGATATTTTTTAACCAATGCTTTTCTTTCATTAATTATTTTTAACCTTTCTGCAAAACCTTTTTTTCCTTTTTTTATAGGAGTATAGTTTTCCATAAAATCAATAAATCTACTGCTTGTTAATTTAGGATTTTTACCTTTTAAAATTACACCTAGTTTATCTGTAAGAGCACGAATTTGATGATTCATTTCCATAGTAACTGCTTCAGCATCATCAGCAGCTTGATAAACTCTTTTCTTTAAAAGTGCTTTGTTTTTATTTAACAAAGGTAATCTAGTCCTTGCTAACACACCAAGAGCTACACCAAGAAATGCTCCAGTTCCATAATCAGTTCCATCATCATTTAAATAAACCGCACCTACAAGACCACCTATAATTGCAGCTTTAAATTTAGCAGCGTTTGGTATATCTACTCGCCTTCTAGCTTCAGATATAACATTTGGTAATATACTATCAAAACTACTAGGCTCTCTAACTGATTCACCCTCTTGTCTTAATCTATCTCTTAGGTTTATTTCTCTTTGACTTCCCCATTTTTTATCATATACTGATTTATTTCCAGTCTGGTTTTGCCATTCTTTGTATGTTGGAGTGCCATCATCCAATTTGCTTTCTTGATATTTAGCTTCTTGCTTTGCAGCTATACCTTCTCTTTCTTGTTTGGTATATTTTACTTCACCATCTTTACCTACTTCTATCATTAAGTCATCTGCTCTTTTAGCTATAGCATTATCTACACCTTGTGCTATTTCATCTAAAGGTATTAAATCAGATTCTTTTTTACCTGCATTTATTCTTTCATTGACTCGCTCTATAGCTTGATTTCTCCACAGAGTTCCTCTATCTATATGATTAATGCCTTCAGGCAACACAATCTCTACAGCACCACCTTGTGATGGCTGTTCAACATTTTCTAAATTTCTAAAGCGTGGATTTGTTCTTTCATTTTGTGCAATAATATCATCAATTGCTTTTATTTCTGCTGCTGTTTTTCTTTCTTTAATAGTTTTAGCAACACTTCCAGACCATTTTCCATCCCACCCTAACGCATCTATTTTTTGTCCATTTGCACCATCAAATTTTTTAAATTTTAAATCACCCATTCCAAGTCGCATTTTTTGGAATTGTTCTAATGCTCTTACAGAACCAGATTTATTTAACATCCAATTTCTGCCAACATCTTTACCCATTTTTACGCCAATACCACCAAATGCAGTACCAAACAACGCACCCATAGCAGCACCAGTCTTTACATTCTGTCCATTTATATGACCATTAAATGTTAAATCCCTCATGCCTTCATAAACACCACCATACACAGCACCCTCTACTCCTCTGCCTAAAGTAGAATAACCTACTCTCTGACTATAACTCATTTTTTCCCATGCTTTATAATACTTAGGTTTAATGTTTAATGCAGCTCTGCCTAAATTTTGTGCAGCTTGTGTTGTCCTGCCAATTATTGCAGGTATTCTTAAATAACTTATAGCTAAATACTGTGGGTCTTTAGCTAACATACTTGTTAAATTACCTAACATATACATTTTATTTTCTTTTGTAAAATTGTATGCTGCTTTTAAAGATTGCAATGTATCTAATTCTTCTGGTTCAAATCCATATTTTTTTTGAACATCTGAAATATCAAATTGACCACCTTTCTCCATCCATATGTTTTCATAGGCATTAGTCATATCATTATCTATTTCATTTAACATAGCTTTATTAGCGTCTTTATCTGCTTGTTCTTCTTTTGTTAATGTGCCCTTACTTTTTTCTATAGTGTTATAATATTTATCAAGAGCAATAGAATCATACCAACCTACATACTGACCCCATCCTTTCATTTGTTCTTCTAACCATCTTTGTTTATGTACTTCTTGTTTCTTCATATCAAGTTGTACAGGTTCTTGTTCTGGTGGTTGTGTAAGAAAAGGTAAAGAATCCCAACCATCACCCTTACCTGTTGGTATTTTAGTAAACCAATCTCTAAATTTTGGAAATTTATATAAATCAACTTCCCCAGTTTCCATTGCTTTATTATATTCTTCTTCTGTAATTTTCTTCTCATCTAACATTCTTTGTAAAACAGTTGAAGGTGCTTGCTCAATAAAGTTTGTATATTGTCTAAAGATTTGGGATTTATTTTCATCCCACCCACCAAGAAAATCATTGTCCTCATACATAGGTGCAGTTTCTATGAAGTAATCCATAGAGGCTTGTTGTTCTGCACGAGGTTTACTTGAGTCAGTAAAGACTAACCCAACACCATCTACCCATTGCTTCATTAAGCTGTCCTATATTGTTCTTCTAACTCTTTTGCCCAGTCATATGTTGCAGAAGGAATTGCTCCTCCCATTGCATCTATTACTGGTGCTTGAGAAATTGATGCACTATCATCTGGATTAACTTTGGTTAATCTACTTTTCTTTGCATTAGATAAAACAAACACTTGGTCACGCAAATAATTACCAGCATCATTGCCACCATCTGTGCCTACATAATCTTCTAAATTTTGAATTTGATTTTCTGTATTTTGTAATAAAGCATTTAAATCTCGTTTAGTAGGGCTTGATGCTTGATATTCAATACTATAATTTTCAACTTCACCTTCTAATTCTTCATATGCTGACTTATAATTTGCCTCATATTCTCTTTTCCATGCGTCATATACAGTAGTATTACTCATATCACCACCAAAGAATTTTTCACCAACTTTACCATATTTTGAACCACTTGAGTCATTCCATTTTAATTGCATATAACCATGAACCATATCTTGAGTAAGGACTTTGTTAGATAAAGATGTAGTAAGTCTTTTAAATGCAGAATCTGGTGGCGTGTTAGCTGCAAGAGTAGTAGCTGCTTTTGAAGTTGCTACTGCTTTCATTTCTGTTATTACTTCTCTAACTTTAAAAGCATAATCAGTTAGACCTCTTGCTTGTAAATCAGCAGCTAAAGCCTCTAGTTCTTCTGGAGTTTTAGGGTCTGGATGAGCAGCCATTATTTCATCAACTAAAGATTGTTCTTGCATTTCAGGAGCGTTGTTTACATTTCCTAAACCACTCATGTATCCCATCATGCCTTCAGCAGCAGCCATACCTGCGTATTTTGGTTGACTTAATCGACCCCAATCCATGCCCATTTCATCAATACCTGCATTAACATTTGCTCTTGTGTCATATTTATTGCTAAACAATCCTGCGTAACCAGCCATACTAACTCCTTAAATATTTTTTAGTAAGTTCTCTTACCATAACTTTATAATCACTAAGTGCTTTAGGATTATCTTTATCCTCTACAATCATATTGTATATAGGTTTCAAATAAGAATCCCAAATTTCTCTATACAAAGATTTAGAATTTTCTTTCTTATCTATTTCTTCAACAATCTTAGGTGCTGTTACCCTGTATCTACCAAAAGAAGAAACAAAAGTTGGATGAGTAACACCCATGTAATCTCTCCAATTTTCAAATACTTGTAATCCTTCTTCACCTAAAGCATCTGTTGCTGCTGTAGCAATGTATGAACCACCAAGTAGTCCACCAAGAGGATTACCACCTCCGCCTCCACTACTACCCATAGCATCCCAAAGTCCTTTTTGTTTAGAACCTTTTTGTATGCCCATTAAGTTAGCAATGTTTGCTGATGCGTCACTTACTCCAGATACATTACCAATTTTAATGGCAGCACCTTGATTAGTACCAGCTTGTATAAATGGAACTTGAGCACCACCCATAGCCATAGCTGTAGATAAATCTCCAGAACCTCTTGCCCTTTCTAAATCCATCATAGATTGTGATTGAGCCATTGCTTCATTAAAGTCCATAGCGTTAGACCTTTGTATAGACTCTTCTACTCCAGCGTAAAGACCAGAGCCACCTGTAGAGCCTAACATTCCTTTTGCAGCTAACATTGACATTGTATCATCTCTTAAACTATCTTGTTCTGGTTGTTTAAGTGCTAAATTTTGGTTGTATAAATATTGTTGCATCTCATATGGGTCAGAACCCATTGCACCAACTCTGTCTTGTGATGCTCCAGAGCGTTTAAGTAACGCATCATATTGTGCCTGTAATTCTGGCGACAAATTCTGCGTAATCATCTTGTTTTCGTAGTCTATATCTGTTGTACCTAAAGTACCAGAACTAGAATAACCAGCAGACATCTCTCCAATCTTATCCATTAGACCCATCTGTCTATCGTAGTCATCCCAAGCGTAGCCTACATTAGAGCCACCACCGCCACCACCACCGCTATTTATATAAACTGTTTTAGTTTTTTGTCCACCTGTATTTAACGGGCTATTCATAATGCCACCCTTTGCCCATTTAGTAGGAACAAAGCCTTTTTCCTTTGGCATGGTTCTTTTATCTGTACTTTGTTCGTACGCCATTTCTATCTCCTAATTAATATAAATACTTAAATGTTTATCCGTACATTGTGCCATTGTTGGCAGTTAAAGTATAAGAGCCACTTACAGAAGAACCAGCTGTACCACCTGCTCCGCCAGACCAAGTTACGGATGACGCACCAGTTCCTCCTGCAGCGCCCCAGTTTCCACCACTTCCTGCACCACTACCACCACCAGAACCAGTACCTGAGTATGAGCCACCACTTCCATTCTGAGCATTATCATATGAAGCACCACCTGATGTAGTATGACCATTGCCACAGCGACCACCACCACCACCGCCTCCAAAATGCTCCATACCACCTCCAAATCCTCGACCAGCACTACTTCCGCCACCGCCACCACCACCTGCAATAACTCCACCTGAGTTATTAGTTACAGACAACGAAGTTGAATTTGTTACTAGAATAGCGTGACCCCCCGCCTCACCAGCATACCCATAACCATAGCCAATATATGCACTTGCTCCATTACCACCATCTCCGTGAATGTTTCCACTATTTAATATAGTTAAACCAGCAGGGCAAGAACCTGTTGATATAGCAGCTGTACTTGGAGAACTTGAAGTAATATGTACACCACTAGCTATAGTAATAACAAGAGGTGCTGAACCATTCCATCCATTACTAGAAGCATAAGTTGCTAAATTAAGTTGTTGCGCATTAGATGAAATAGTTAATGAAAAATCATATGACCATAGTAATGTACCATTTAAATAGACATCTTGCATAACAGTACCATTAAGCTTAACCTTTCCGCTACTTAACGCACTACCATTTAAATATATATCACCCATATTATGTAGTAACTATGTACAAATCACCACCTGAAGTATAAATCTTAGCGTGTCCATAGACAGTTTGACTTGCTCTAAGAGCAGCGTGGGCTGTTACATCTGCCTCAACAAATGCTGTACTAGCTGCTTGTGTTGTATTTGTACCAGCAGCAGCAGTAGGTATAGTAGGCACTCCAGTTACAGTAAGTGTTCCTGCTACTGTAGCATTGTCTATTGCAAAACTTTCTGAAGCATCACCATTAAGGTTTGCTTTAGAATTAACTGCTGTTCGTACTGTTGTAAATTCAGTATTAAAGTCTGAGCCAGATATTACTTTCGCAGCATCACTATCCGAAAGTCCATCCTTGCCAGACCAATTAACTGCTAATGTATATGCACTCATCGTATTTTCCCCTGTAAAGATATTAAAGATAAATCTTGAATTGAAGTATCAAATCCATTAGATACGATACTCATGTTTAATTTTAAATGTTTTGCACTTCCTGTTAAAGCTGTTTGGTATTCTTGCAATCCAAATACTGGTGTGTAAGTAATTCCTGATTTACCATACAAAGATGTACTAGCACCCCATAAAGCTATTGCTCCAGTTGTAATAGGAGCTAAATCAATTTCAGTTGTAGTAGATGAATTAATACTAAAGTCTTTGTACCATCTTAATCCTAATACTGCTCCAGAACCACCTTCTAATACTAATATCATTTTTTTTAATATAGAAGCAGACATTGTTTCACCCATTGGAATCCATACAGAAGATATATCAGCAGTAATTGCAGCATTAGTATAAGAAGCAGCCGAAGAAACCCAAGCCAAATCAATATCAAAATAACCTTCATACCCTGCAATACTTCCATCTTTTTGCCCTACTAACAAGCCACTATATAATTCTGTTTGTATCATACTAGCTGGTTCTCTGTCATTACCAAAAGTCCAAGTAGTAATTCTAGGTGTCTGTTGTGGTGTTGCGTGTTTAAAATCAAAGACATAAGTAATATTTTTATTAGTAAAAGTCAGAATATATATTCCTTCATTCTCTAAATAAACTGATTTTATTACTTCATTACTTGTACTTATGTTTCTTATTAATGTGTCTTTAATATTTAAAGATAAATCTTGCATAGGTAACTTATCTTTTTCTGTAGTACGAGCAAGTGAACGCAAACCTGTTGCTGATAAAAAAACTAAATCATCACCAATAGCTTGTACTGTATCTCTACTTACTAAGCCAACACCTTTAATAACTTCATTAAGTGATAATGTACCACCAGAATGTGGGTCATTATAAATAACAATATTATTTTTACCAAATATAACTAGCTTACCAAAGAAAGGTGCAATAGCTACTATCTCATCCGTTCCCCATACAGTTTTTAAATCTATATAACCAGAACCAGTACCAGTCCAATCATCTCCATCTAGCAAAACTGAATAAAATACTACATCTGGTGCTTCCGTAACACCCCCTGCCCAAACTTTTCCATAAAAACCCATACCACAACTAGGGTCAAAAAGCGTAGTTATAGACGCTGGGTCTGTTGCATGTGCTGCCCATTTAGAGCCTGCACTTGCTGCACCATCATATCTTTGAGGCAATACACCAGTATGAAAACAATGTAATCTATTATTAAAATTTACAAATTGCCAATCGCCTGTGCTATTAGCAACGGTATGCTTAACATCAGCACCGCTACTAGGAAAAGCAGCATTAGGAGATGTAAAGTCAATTGTGTAAATAGAAGTACCATGACTAGCAAATATTTTATTAGTACCAGAATCATTATGCTCCACCATAGAACCTATAGCTGTGCCAGTAGGAACTACTTTTTGTTTTAAACCTTTTCTAAAAGATATTCTTCCAGACTCTCTAACAACTATATTGTCAGCAGAAGTAAGATAAGATGGGTCTAATGAATTAGGATTACTTTGTGTGTTTAATCCATTAACACCAAAATTAGCTAGGGGTTGGTATGATAGTTGTTTAGCCATTATCTAAAGTTTACTGTTCCATGAGAATGATTCTCACTTACAAACCAATCCGTTTCATATTGAGTATTTCCACTATCTAAAATTACTGATTGTTTAAGTGCTTCAGCAGCCTCTATTGCTGCTAAACTAGATTGTGTTCCACCATCTTCACCTCTTTCTGCAATTGCTCTAGCCCATGCTCCAAGTATTACTGGTTGTGAAGGAACTTTTAATACTGTTGCTGCTGTTGTTAATGCATCTTGATGTTTTATAATTTCAAAATTAACTGTTTGAACACCAGTAGGAATTGGTGATAAATCTACCTTTAAATTATTAGAAGAATCACTACCATTAAAACCATAGTACAGAGGCTCACCAGTATCGTCTGTAGGGTACTTTATTGTATTAAGGTACACTTTGCTTACCTGACTTAAATGAATCCCTGTATCAGCGTTTATGGCGTCTACAATTTTTATCTCTTGACCAGAACTTAGGTTGTAATTTTTAGTGCCACTAACAGTAGATATACTTACTGTTTCTCTAAGGTTTAACCAGTCGTGATAACTTTCAACACTTCTTTTAGAGTCATTAATTAAAGCACCTATTACTTTATGGTAAGCAGATACAGTTGATGAGTCATTAATAGCACCAGACCAATCACTAGTAATAGTATCTTCTCTTAGCCTTATTAATACTTGATTAATTAATTCTCTATATGTCATAAGTTATCCTTTAATTATTGTTCCCCAAACGGAGCATTTACCTTTTACAATATCTATAACTTCTACTTGAAAATTTCCATTATCAAAAAAAGTTACAATTCCAAAAGCATGATTCCAGTTATGTAATCTACCTTTAAGCCATGTGTTGTTTTCTGCCGACATATCTTTCAAACAACCCATCGCCCACGAACTAATATTTCCATCTAACAATCTTGTCGCTGAATGTCGTGCCACATCGTGTACATGGCCATACATTAAATTTGTTCCGTAAGCATCTAAATGTTTCTTAGCATGATTACCACCTGTATAAGCACCATGTACAAAAGACAATTTACCGATGGTTAGAACATCATTATATTTACGATACTCATATCCTCTTTCATCCCACTTACAAGCATTTCTAAATGTGTACTGGTCTAAATAAGGATTCTCTTCTACAAATGCATCGAGCCATTCATCGTGATTACCTGCTAGTATATGTCTTGTCTTACATTTAACTTTATCTAAAGCCTTGTCAAATCTATCTATCTGTTTGTTGACTGCCTTAATTTCTGTATCTATTTCTGGAAGTTGATACTCTAGTGGTGGTCGTTTCCTTCGTTTATACTTGTGTCCAGATACCGAACTCCATTCTCCAACATCACCCAG